GAAGTCCCCAAAATCCTCGCCGCCGCCATCCGCGACGGCCAAGTCGAGAAACAGAACTTCCCCCACTGGCAACCCGGCAGCCGCCAACTCCTCTACCAGACCGGCTACCGCCAGCGCCCCGCCGGAACCAAATCCTCCCCCGAGCCCAAATCCTCCCGCCCCGCCGACGAACTCACCACCGCCATCCTGCGCGTCGCCGCCCGGCACCCCGACAAGCCCGCGCACCGCATCATCGCCTACCTCCCGCCCCGCCTCCGTGGCGGCGTCACCAGTGCTCAAGTCAACGCCCTCCTTGACAACCATCCGCACAATAGAAAGTAGATGCCCGATGACCAAACAATCGTAGAAGGCGACGCCGGATTCCTCGGCATGGCCTCCCGCCTCAACCCACTGCAGTTGCAAGCGGGCATGGTCCAGTATTGCGAAAACATGCGCCTCGACCGAGGCGTAGCGCAGACGCGCAAAGGTGCGAAGCGGCTGGGAGATGGCATATCGGCAGGCACGCAGCCTCTCACTCTTCCATTTGTGCTGGATGCCAATGCCCGCGTGCGCACGATCTACAGCGGCGGAATCTTCGCCAGCGGCGTTTTCTCCTCGCCGAACTACGACGACGAGAATGAATACATCGTTCTCTGCGGGCCGACCTCGGCTTTTCTCTACAGGCAGGATGAGCCTATCGAGGAGATCAACTATCCCGCCACTGGGACAGCGGCCGACGAGATCATCGAGCCCACGGACAGCGTTTCGACGATACAGGCATTCAACCGTTTCTACCTTCTGCGCGAGGCCGACATGACGCTGCCTGGCTGGGATTGGCAATACACCACCGCCTCTGGCATCGCGGTCTCGGGGACAACGGCCACGGTCCACATCACCGCTCATGGCCTCGCTGCTGGCCAGCGCGTGCGGATCGAGGAGGGGAGCCAAGCGGCATTCCAAGGGCATGAGTATGACATCCTCGCGGCTACGGCCAACGCCTTCACCATCTCTGTGCCTGCTGGCACTGCGCCCGACACCACCGCCGACATCGCAATCCGCCGAGTAAAGCCCCCGCTCTGGTGGGATGGCTCGATGATGGAGTTTCAACGCGCCGCCTCGGGCGTGCCTGCCGAGGGCGTGAGTTTCAAAACCCTGCGCTCCACTGGCTGGGCCAGCTACATCGGCAACCGCCTGTGGATCCCCGATGGCCGCGACACCGTGGCCATCTCGGATGTTCTCGACCCCGACCTCTACGATCCCTTTTTCCAGAGCTTCCGAGCCAACCAGGGCAGTAACGACTACCTGGTGGCGATTCACCCATGGGTCGAAGGGCAGGCACTGGTCTTCATGCGCAATAGCATTTGGATCGCTAACTTGACCGACACCAGCAACGCCACCGGCGACACCTTCACGGTGGACTCCGCCGTTTCCAAGCTCACGCTCCTCACCGATGAGATCGGCTGCGTGGCCCGCCGCTCGATCCAGACCGCCGGGCAGTTTGTGTTTTTCCTTTCGGACGCCGGAGTTTACCGCCTCGATACCCAGCTCGACCTCAAGCTCAGGGCCAACACCCAGCCGCTGTCGGACCCCATCGCCGACCAGATCGACGAAATCAACACCGACTACGCGCACCTCGCCGTAGGACGGTGGTGGAACAATCGCTACTACCTCGCTGTGCCCATCGGCGAGAACGCCACGGCCAACAACACCCTTTTCTTGTGGAATGCCCTTAACTCCCAATGGGAATCCCGCGACACCTACGCCATCAATCTCGACGAGCTACTGGTCGCCGCCTACTCCAGCCAACGCCGACTCTTCGCCGCCAGCCGCGCCGGAACGCTCTTTTTACTCGATGAGCTAGACTACGGCGACGAGGTGCCCTACGCAAACGCGCAAGACCTCTACACCGAAATCCCCTCCGAACTCATTACCCGCCGCTACGGCTGGGGAAGCCTCAACACCAAGCGCCTCACCCGAGCCAAAGCCAGCGTGCTCCTGCCAGACGCCTCCGCCTGCACGCTCGATGCCGTGACCACCGACTACGACGCTGACTTCCAAGTCGCCGCCTTGGAGAACACCACCGGCGAGGAAGAAGACTACACGCTGAAGGCCCCCTTGCGCTGCAAAGCCACCGGCCTCGACCTCCGCTTCCGCACACAAAGCGGCCGCCCCATCCTCCGCCAAATAAGCGCCGAAGCAACCCGCTCCGGCTTCGACCCTACCGAAACCCGCACGCTCAACTAACTATGGCTACTATTACTAAAGGCAAAACATTCGTAAACGGGGAACTCGTCACCCCTGCCAACCTCCACCAGATGGTCGATGCCGCCACCGTCGCCAACATCGTCAACGCCGACATCTCCGCCGCCGCTGCTATTGCCGACACGAAACTTGCGCAGATCACCACGGCAGGGAAGGTAGCCAACTCGGCAACCACTGCTACAAACGCCAGCACGGCCAATGCCATTGTGGCTCGCGATGGAAGCGGGAATTTTTCCGCCGGAACAATCACGGCCAACTTGACCGGGAATGTGACCGGAAATGCCAGCACAGCAACGACAGCAACGACAGCGGCGGCCTGCTCTGGAAATGCCGCTACGGCAACAACTCTGCAAACGGCCCGCACCATCAATGGTGTCTCGTTTAATGGGTCGGCCAATATCACCGTCACCGCCGCCCCAAACGCACACACGCACGACGACCGCTATTACACAGAGACAGAGATCGATAGTAAGCTCTCGGGGTTGCCGGTGGGTGGTCACACGCACGACGACCGCTATTACACAGAGACGGAGATGAATACTCTGCTTGCAGGCAAACAGGCGTCTGGAAGCTATGCGCCTGCAACGGGTATTGCGCCAAGCGCCATCACAGGCACGGCGGTCATTACGACAGATTCTCGTTTGTCGGATGCGAGGACGCCGACAACGCACACCCACGATGATCGCTATTACACAGAGACGGAGATGAATACTCTGTTGGCTGGTAAGCAAGCGTCTGGGAGTTACGCCGCCGCCAGCCACACGCATTCGGCTGCGGACATTACTTCAGGAACTCTCACCAACTCTCGCACCACGGCTACAAGTAATAATACAGTCAACGCTATCGTAGCTAGAGATGTTGTTGGCGATTTTAGCGCTAGAGTAATCACTGTGAATGGCTTGAAACAAATTTATAATAGCACTGCTGTTTTTTCAGCAACAAATTTAGGCGCAGGGTCAGGACAAGGCTGTCAAGTTGATGTCTCACATACAGATGGAATGGGTGATTGGGTTCCGTTTGTTAGTTTTAATTATGCGAATTCAAGTATTGGGTCGATTAAACGCGTTTCAGCGTCATCAGTCGCTTACACCACCACTTCAGACTATCGCCTCAAAACCAACATCGAGCCACTGACCGCCGCTGTAGCGCGCCTGCTCCAAATCCCCGTCCACCGTTTCAACTGGCTGGCCGATCCAACCGGCCAGAAAGTCGATGGCTTCCTAGCCCACGAAGCCCAAGCCGTTGTGCCCGAATCCGTCACCGGCACCAAGGACGGCGAGAAGACCGAGGAGTATGAAGTCACGCCAGCAGTCAAAGACGAGAATGGCGGGATCGTTACCCCAGCAGTGATGGGAACCCGCACGGTTCCTGATTACCAAGGCATCGACCAATCTAAGCTCGTTCCTCTGCTCGTCGCCGCCGTCCAAGAACTCTCCGCCCGCGTCGCCGCCCTCGAAGCCAAATGACCTCCGCCCCCACCATGCTCCGCCCCGAGCCCTACCACGCGACCAAGCTCGCCGTGCGCCGGTCTCCGCTGCACCGGTGGGGCGTCTTCGCCACGGCCCCAATCGCCAAGCACGAAGTGCTCGAAGAGGCCCCCTACGCCACCGTGCCCAAGAAGCAACTCGCCAAAGCCCCTGCCTGCGAGACCTACAGCTACTACCTCGACGACGCCACCAGCATCATCGGCTTCGGCCTCGCTCCCCTCTACAACCACCACGACACCCCCAACGCCTGCCACGAGATCGACGCGGTTAACGAACTCATGAGGCACTACGCCCTGCGCGACATCGCCGCAGGCGAAGAGATCACGCTCAACTACGGAGCAGAAAACGCCAAACACTTCTTAGAAAAGGAATAAAATACTATGCCAGCAATGAACATGAGCGGTGGGGGCGGAGGAGGGGGAATGTCCGGCGGCGGTGGCGGTGCCATGAGCCAAGCTATGAGCGAAGCCCCCGCCATGAGCGCAGCCATGTCCGCAGCCATGTCCAGCGGCATGAGCGCCGCCACGGCCATGTCCGGCGGAGCGATGTCTGGCGGCGGCATGAGTGGCGACCCACTCCGCACCGGCATGTCTGTAAACCCTCGTCAAGCCCCCCGCACGCGAGATTTTCGCAATGAGTTGTCAGCCATACGCACGGCCAGCGGCCAAATCGCCCAAGATCAAGCCAACACGATTGTCGATACCGCAGGCCGCCTCAGCGACCAAGCCATCGAGAACACCGGCGACATTGCCAAGAAGCTCGAAGACAGCACCTACACCGCCGCCGCCAACCAAAACATCCGCGACGCCGGAACATCCGCCGCCCAGCTCGGCCAAAGCTACAACCAAGTCGGCCAGACTGCCGACCGCGTAGCCGCCTACAACGACCCAGCTCAAACCCGGCTGAACCAGATGGCCCTCGGCCAGCTCTACCGCCCAGACCAGCTTTCCTCGCAAAATGTCTCCGCCGATCAAGTCGGCGGTGCCCGCGTCGCCAATGTAGGCCAGATGGACTACGCCCGCCTCGGCCAAGTTGCCGATGTCCAAGGCCCAGCAGGCTACACGCCTGACCAAATCCGCGCCCAACGCATCCGCGCCGCTCAAGCGGGGGCCGTGGCCGATGTCAACGCCCAGCAAATAAACGCCGCCAGCACCGGAGGCATCGAGCGTGTTGGAGGCACACAGGTATCCTCGGTGGACCCCATGCAAGCCGCTCGCATCCGCCGCACGCAGGATGTCGCATCCCGAGATATCCGCGCCAGCGCCGCCGAGCGTGGCCTTATGGATGAAGCCCGAGGCAATGGACTCTACGGACAACTCCGCGATCAAGCCAGCAACGACCTCGCCCTCGGCCGGTCTCTCTCCGCCGAGCAAAGCCGCGACGCAATCCAATCCTCCCGCGCCGCCTCATCCGCCCGTGGCCTCGGCCTCGGCCAATCTGCCATGGCCGCCGAGCTTCTCAACCGTGACCGCTTCGGCACTGCCAGGGAAAACGAACGCCGCACCTTCGCTGGCAATGTCCTTGGACAAGGCACCGCCGTCCAGCAAGCAGCCAACCAAGCCTACATGGGCCGCCTAGAAAGCAATGTCGGCCGCTCACTCCAAGCAGGGCTCGCCAACCAATCCGTCGCCGCAAATCGCGCCCTCCAGCAAGCCCAGCTCCAGCAGCAGGCCAACCTTACCACCAACCAAAACGAGCAGCAGCGAGTGCTCGCCGAGGCCGGTTACGCACAACAGGCCGGTCTTTCCAACCAAAGTTTGGGTTTCCAAAGCGCAAGTCAGGACGCTCAATTTTCCCAAGCCGCAGCCCTGGCAAATCAAGACGCCTCACTTCGAGCCGCTCTGGCAAACCAATCCGCCGGTCTTAATCTCGGCCAAACAAACGCCCAGCTACGGCAAGCCGCCTCTATCCAATCGGCCCAAAACCAACTCGCCGCACAGCAAGCCAACCAAGCCGCCAACGCCCGAGCCCTTGAATTTGCGCAGCAGGGCGGGCTTCAAGCCTCCTTGGCAAACCAGCAAGCCGGACTCTCCCAAGCCGCCGAGCAGGCCCGCCTGCAACAAACCGCCATTGGCGCGTCCTACGACGCCTCGCAACAACGCGCCATGGCCGATGCAGGCTACGCCCAGCAGGCTAACCTCGCCAACCAATCGGCCAACCTCAACGCCGCCCAATACAACAGCAGCCAAAACCTCGCCGCCCAGCAGGCGAACCAATCGGCAAACTACAACGCGAATTACGCCAATCAGAATTTCCTGCAAGGAGTCGCCAGCCAGAACTTCAACCAATTCCAAGGCCAGCAAAGCATGCTCGGCAGTCTCTACGGCCAGCAGGCAGGCATCGCCCAAAACCAATACGGTAACAACCTCGGCCTCGCCCAAGCCAATGTCGCCCTCGACCCCTACCAACGCGCCCTCGGATCCAACATACCTATAGCTTCCCAGGGCAACGCTGCCTCGATGATCGGCCAAGCCTACGGCAACACCATGAACTACGGCTCCGACCTCTTCAACACCAACACCAACATGCAGGCGAGTATGTATAACAGCTTCATGAACAACCAAGCCGCTCTGCAAGGCGCCGGACTTCAAGCCGGTGCTGCAAGAGCTGCCGGACAATCCTCCATGATCGGCCAGCTCGGTGGCGGAGGAATGGCCGCCGCTGGATCAATAGGCGGGGCGATGATTCTCGCAGGCGCTATTTAATTTCCATGCACGAACTCATTCGCCAAACCACGGACAAAATCGAAGCCTGGCTTTCCCAAGTCAACAAACCCGCTGTGCTCTGGAGTGGAGGCAAAGACTCCACCGCCATGCTCCACCTCCTTCTTTTCAAGGTAGGGGCCAAGCTGCCCGTCATCCAATGGCGCGAACCCCGCCACCGCCACCGCTACGCCCACAGCGACTTCCTCGCCCGCGAGTGGGATCTGGAGATGCACGACTACACCCCCTACGCTTACGGCATCCAAGACGGCTACGACATCGAGACCGGAGCCCCGCGATTTGATTTCGTCAAAGCCTACGAGATGGCCCCTCACAAAGTCCTGCTCCTCTTCTTAGGCACCGAGCCCCCCACACCTTTTGACATCGAAACAAACCGCTACCTCTGTGGGCTCGATTGTCTGCAACGCCCCACTGGTCGGTTTAACTTCCCGTGGGATGCCGTCTTTCATGGCCAGAAAAGCGCCGATGTCGATCTCATCAAAGGCCAAGTCCCCCTTGCCCAAGATGTCGTCCGCCCCGACGACGCCCCTTGGCAATTCTACCCCATGCGCGAATGGACCGATGCCGATGTCTGGTCCTACCTCGAATCCGAAGGCGTCCCCAACGACCCCACCCGCTACCAGAAAATCCACAACACCTGGCAGCACAATCCCGACAAATCCTCCAACGCCGACTACTACCCCGTCTGCTTTAACTGCGTGAACCGCCACGCCGGACCCGTCGTCCACTGCCCCAAGCTCCGCGCCGCCACCAACAACATCTCCCACCTCGCTCCCTACATCGACTTCTCCAGCGCCACCCAAGGATTTCAGCCCACATGGAACAATACGACTGTCAACGGTGTGGCGCATGTTGCAGCCACAAGTGGAGCTGGCCCGTGCTCCGGCGCGACCGCTCCGACGCCACCGGCATCCCTGCCGAATACCTCCGCACCGACTACCCTTTGCTCAAAACCTCGCCCTGCGGACGCTGCATCGCCCTCCGTGGCGAAGTGGGCCGAGGAGTCGCCTGCGCAATATACCAACACCGTCCGACTGCCTGCCGAGCATTTGTCCCCGGCAGCCCACTCTGCCTAGAAGCCCGTAAATCCCAAAACCTCCCCACCTAATATGCCCTACGCCCCCACCGTCAACGACCGCTCCGGCGAAATCCTCGGAGAATACACCGCTAACGCCGCCAACATTCGCGCCCAAGGCATGGCCAACATGGGCCAATCCATCGGCGAAGGACTAAAATCTATGGGGTCCAGCATTGCCACAGGCATTACTAAAGCCGCTGAAAACCGGATCGCATCCGATGGTGTCAACGCCAAGTTCGACATGCTCAAGGACTACAAATTGACAGACGGCCAACCTCTCTTCAGCCAAGAGACTATCGACAAATTCGACACCATGCCGCTCGGCAAGCGCCAAGGTATTGTCTCGACGGCAGAATCATTCATGGATCACGACCTAAAGCGCTGGATGTATCAGACCCAATACAACGCCCAAGCCAACCGCGTGAACGCTAACATGCTCGCCCAGCAACCTGCTCCGAATCAGCAGCCCTACACCGGAGTGCCAGCAGCCGCCCCCACAGCCCAGCCACAGGCCAACCCCGCCGGCAATATCAACATGAAATTTGTGACGGAGCCGAAACAGCAACAATAATAATATGGACCCCTCCGAACTCGAAGCCTTCGCGCAAAACTATCAGATCGCCGGCGCCGTGCCTCCACCGCCGCCCAAGGCATCCAAAGGCAACAGCTTTGACTTTGGCAGCATC